GGTGATAAAGTTGTTAAAGAATTTACTGGCTAAACTGGATGCTTTGTATGCAGAAGCTAAAGCTCTCAATGAAAAACCTGATGCAACATTGGAAGAAATCCAGGCTAAACAGGACGAGATCAAGGTTATGAAAGCCAAGATCGAAGCCCAAAAGGAACTCGATGCTCAGGCAGCAATCCTGGACACCCCGGCGGAACCCATCGTAACCCCGGTCGTGACCTCACCCCGCGATGCAAAGAAATGGAAGGGCGGTCTGGGTGAATTCCTGCAGGCCGTAGCTGGCGCTTATAAACCCGGTGGCCAGATTGACAATCGCTTACTGACTACTCCGCAGGCAGCGGCCTCGGGCATGAGCGTTGGTGCTGGCGCTGATGGTGGCTTCATGTTAGACGGGGATCTCATTGAGGAGCTGCAGACAGGGATGCTATCAGAAGCATCGGTTGCGCCGCTGATCCGTATGGTTCCTTTAGGACCCAACAGCAATAGCTTAAAAACCTGGGGCGTTGACGAAACCAGCCGCGCAGACGGTTCCAGATGGGGCGGTGTACAGGCTTACTGGGCAGCTGAAGCCGCAACCGTGACTGCTACTAAACCTAAATGGAGAAAGCTCGAAATCGAGCTGGAAAAACTTATGGCTATCTGCTACGCCACCGATGAACTGCTTGCCGATGCCACCGCCCTCGAAGGCTGGCTGTCCCGCACCGTGCCAAACGAACTCCGTTTCAAGGTCGAAGACGCGATCTACAACGGCGACGGCGTTGGCAAACCGACCGGTATCATGGGCCACGCCTCGCTGGTGACGCAGTTACGCTATGCTGCCAGCGCCGTGAGCGCCGCCGATATCTGGGCGATGTACGCCCGCCGCTGGGTTGGTGCGCGTGATTACGTCTGGCTGGTCAATCAGGACGTGCTGCCGCAGCTGTATGCCCTCAACAACACCTACCAGAACCTGTTCATCGGCCCCTCGGGCATGCCGAATGCCCCCGCCGGTACGCTGATGGGTTTGCCGATTGTCGAGGTCGAATACGCCGCGACCATGGGCAGCACGGGCGACATCATGCTGGCGGCTCTCTCGCAGTATCAGGGCATTGAAAAGGGCGGCATTGAAAGCGCCTCATCCATCCATGTCCAGTTCCTGACCGATGAGACCGTCTTCCGGTTCGTGTACCGGTTCGACGGCGGCCCGATGTGGTCAAGCACCCTGACCCCCTTCAAGGGTAGCAACACTCAATCCCCGTTCGTTGTGTTAGCCGCGACTACCTAGGAGGTGCTGAAATGCCTGGAAACAACCTGTTAGCCTACGAAAACACCATGCTGCTGCTGGCCCCGCAGGACATTGCGGGCACGGCAAAGAGCTCGGCCTATGTCAATCTTGCCAACTGCAACGATGCGATGATTTTTGTTGCCGTCGGTAGCATCACCACCGCCTCAAACGACCAGACCGCTGGCCCGGTGATCACCGTTGAAGCGGCTACATCCGGCGCATCCAGCGCCGCCGAGAAAAACTACGAGTTTACCTACCGCTTGAGCGGTGCGATGAACTCGAACACCTGGACGGCTCCCGCCTCGGCTACCGCTGGCGTGGATCTGACCGTGACCGGGGATAACAAAATCCTCGCCATCAAGGTTGACCCCTGCGCCATCGCTGCCCTCGGTGACGGTTACGATTACGTCCGCGTGACCGTGACCCCCGGCACGGGCGGTGCGGTCACCCTCGCGGCTGCGTGGGCTGTCTTGGATGTCAAGTACAAGCAGACCACCTACACAACCGCGACCTAATCCTGTTCACTCATGGGGGCGGTTGACAACAGCCGCCCCCAGAAAGGCCCACCAATGAGAATTGGCAGCAACCCCCTACGCAACGGGGAAGCACCCAAACACCTGCCCGCTGAAATCGCCGCTGTAATCACGTATCTGCCTAATCAGGACGGATATTTTCAGCGGCGGCTTGACGTAATCAAGGCGTGTTTGCGTTCCATGCGCGACGGGGCAAACGTCCCGGTTATGGTTTGGGATAATGGGTCATGCCCGGCCCTGCGTGATTGGCTGCGAGACGACTACCGCCCGGATATACTCATACTGTCTCACAATGTCGGCAAACAGAGCGCCCGCCGTGCTATGGTGGGTATGTTCTCTCCCGAAACTATAATCGGTGTAACCGATGATGACATGTTATTCTATCCGGGCTGGTGGGACGAAAGCGCCAAGCTGCTGAAAGGCTTCCCCAACGTGGGGCTGGTGTCCGCCTGGCCAACCCGAATGGCGTTTGACTGGGCAACCTCCAGTACTACAGCCTGGGCAGCTGACAACGCCGAAATAGAGACCGGGCATTTTATCACCCAGCAGGAAGAGACCGATTACGCCACGTCGGTTGGCGTCCCGGTTGGCGAACACCTGCAGCGGGTTGCATCCCGCTATGACATCCGTATCCGTTATAATGGCATGACCGCTTACGCCACGGCCCAACACTGCCAGTTTATCGCCTATGCCGGGCGTATCATGCCCTACTGCTGGAACACCCCCTACGCCATGGGCGGTGAAAGGTCATTTGATGAGGCTATTGACAAAGACGGCCTGCTGCGCTTGACCACGACCACCCGCCTTGCCCGTCACATGGGCAACGAACCGATTTTAGACGACAAGCTGCATCAGGAGCTTGTAGAAATGGGACTGCTATGACCGCTCAACCGTGGTGGAAACCTACCCCACCTGCCGAAATCCCCGCCAAGCCCTGGCTATCGCCTGCCGTGATTGAATATCTTGAGACGATAATCAAGCCCGAATGGGATATTTTAGAGCATGGCTGCGGCGGCTCCACGTTATGGTTTGCCCAGCGCTGCAAGAGCGTCACGGCCTACGAGAGCGATCCTGACTTTGCCGCTGCCATCCGAGGCCGCGCACCGTCAAACGCTAAAATCATTTCGTGGGCTAAACCCAATGCGCCCACCCTCAAAACCCGCTTTGACCTCCTGCTAATTGACGGCGAACCGATTGAGACGCGCGGCCCGTGGATTACAGCCGCCTTGCGACTAGTCAAGCCCGGCGGGATTATCGTGCTGGACAACTACAACCGCCCCGAATACGAGGCCCAACGGCGCAAGCTGGAAGATGAGATTTTATTCCGTGAATTCAAATCCGGCATTGGCCTGTACCTCAATACCGAGTTTTTCTACACAGGAGGCGGTATCCTGTGAACAAGCTTGCAATCGTTGGTACACACCCCCGCACCCGCGACATGGCCCCGTTTGACAACCCCGGCTATGATATTTGGGTATTCAACGAGGCGCCGCAAAACCCGTGGGTAAAGCGCTGGGATGCGTGCTTCCAGATGCACAAACCCGAGGTTTACACGAGCGAAAATAACTTTGTGCGCGCCGACCATTGGCAGTGGCTGCAGCAGTCCCGCGGCAAGCCGATTTACATGCAGGCCGCTGATCCACGCGTCCCCGACAGCGTGCGCTATCCGCTTGATGAGATTATCAGCACGTTGCCCGGCGGTGAATTTCGCTGGTTCAAGTCATCCCCAGCCTATGCCCTCGCGCTTGGGTTGTACATGGGTTATACGAGTATTGCCCTGTATGGTCTCGATATGTCCAGTAACACCGAGTATGGTTACCAGTTACCCAACTTTCAGTTTTGGGTTGGTGTGGCCCGCGGCATGGGCGTTACGATTGAAAACTACAGCAACGAGCAATATTTTACCGGGTCGCTGTACGCGTACGAGGGCGAAATCCAAATCCCCCGGCAGGTATTCGCAGACCGGGCGTCATTTTTGGAGCGTGAAATCCGGCGGGCAAAATGGGAGCTTGAAAAGGCCGTCAACCGCTACACCGAGGCGGTCACCGAGAACAAACCGCAAAAAGCGGGCGAGCTGGTGACCAACGTTGAAAACATGCAGCTTGCCCTTGCCGAACTTGAAGCCTGCTACGAGGTCAGCGACCGCTACGCCGGGCGGGATGACCTCATTCCCCGCCAGGAATTTGAGCGGCGGGCGGCTGAGGGGCAGCGAGACGCAGAGCAGGCTCGCACCGATATGTGGGTACATCGGGGCGAGATGCAGTATGTTTGGAATATCTGGCTCCAGACTGGCAATGAGCAGGCCCGCAAGCAATTTATTGACTTCGCAAACCGCCGCCTACAATCCGCTGCCGAGTGTGGCCGCTACACCGGATTGATGCGCGAAAATCAGGGCTACATGGTCAAAGTGGATGAACTAATTGAGGCCGCAGGCGGTGCGCACACCGTTACGGCACTGGAGGGTGCATGACAATCACAAACGGTTACGCAACGCTGGCTGAATTCAAGGCCTACGCTGACATCAACAGCACCGATGGCACGGATGATGCCGTGCTGGAGGACATGATTGAAGCCGCGTCCCGCCTGATTGATAATCAGGTCAAGCGCACCTTTTACGCCCGCACGGAGACGCGCTATTTTGATGTCCCCGTCGCCCAGCGTGATGACGCAATCCTGTATCTGGATGATGACCTGCTGACAGTAACCACCCTGACCAACGGCTCAAGCGGTGCGCTGGCGGCTGCGGATTATCGCACCTTGCCAGTCAACGGCACGCCAAAATGGGGCGTACAGATCAAGGGCGGCAATTCGTGGTCAAGCGCGACGGATGGCGACCCGGTTGGCAGCATTTCAATTGTTGGCACGTGGGGCTGGTCAAGCACCGCACCGGATGACATCAAGCAGGCCTGCCTCATGATTGCCAACAGCTACCGCCAAAAGCGGAGCGGGCAAGGCGTTGAGGGTAACGCCAGGGTTACCTCGGCAGGTGTGGTGATTGAAGCGGGTGATATCCCCAAAGACGCGGCCCGGATTTTACTCAACTATCGCCGCGTCGGGATGGTGGTCTAATGGCGCTTGCACTTGAGACCGTCACCAATTCAATCGCCGCCCTCGTTGTCACCGGGGTGAAAATGTGCGACATTGACGAAATCCCGTCACCCGCTGACATGGATCGCACGCCGCACTTCTACCCGGAGCCGGGCGGGTTCGTCAATTCGCTTACCGTGACCCGTGACAGCTTTGGTGCGCCGTCATGCGCTGATAAGCACGTGACCTACACCCTGCGCTATGTGTTCGCTTATCAACCCAGCGGCAGCGAGCGCGCGCTCAAAGACCAATACCCGTTGATGGTCGGGCTGGCACTCGACATCCTTGATGCCCTGATTGCCAACGATGACATCACCGGAGCGATTGACATGACGCCCTCGGGCGCGGGTGGGTTCGGTCTCGTCATGGCCCCGGACGGGCGGTATTTTTGCGGGTGCATCATCAATGTGACCGTGATGGAATTCATCAACTAGGAGGCCCTATGGCTAATACGGGACGGACGGTATCAAAATACAATCGGTTATATCTGGGTAACGGCACCACAGGGCTTGACCTGTCATGTAACACGATGAGCGTGGGAGAGGCTGGCATTGATTTTGACATTGACGAACAGGCGGCCTACTGCTGGGAAGTCAAAGGCGGTTTGC